ATTTCTTTCATATCGCAGTTCGACCATAGCTAAAGAACCATTAGCAGTTTTCCAAGCCTCCCAAGCTGCGTTTATCTGCTCATCAGTAGGTTGTGCATCTGGATTTCTGCCGTCATCGTACCATTTTGCAATACTATGAGTAGTCCTATTGATGACATATTGATTATTATTTAAGCCAAGCTGTTCAATAGCCAAATCAATGTCAACCTCTGCATTAATTGTCATAATTTAATCCATCCTCCAGATTATAACTTGGGAATAAAATTCCTCTTCTGACGCAAAATCCATGTCTTTTCCAAAGCCATTAGTTGATCTTGATGTTGTACATCTGTGTTTAAGAAAATATCCTTCACTTGAAGCGTTAGTTACTACACCAAAACCAGAGGATGCGTATTGGTTTGGGTAAGCTGTGTTACTTATACAATTTTCTCCAAAAAGCTTGTCAGTACCGCCATCAGTAACAATTTTTGTTCTATGATTACCAACATCAAAAGCCACAGCTTGAAAGTACATCAAATATGTCCCTGCTGGTAACGTAAATTCACCTGTACTTGTATCTAAAGTACAAAAAGCCTCTCCATCATGTTGTTCTGTATTTAAAACTCTTACTCTATCTGCTCCATTGCTAAAAGTACCGGCATCAGTAGCATGAGGTTGTACTTCTCTTAATACAGCAACAGCAGTACCAACACCAATATTTTCAATAGAGCCGAATATCTCAATACCTGCATTTATAGTCTGTAGTCTTAAATTACCATTATGATAGAGTGCAACACTCGAATCATCATTACAAACAATCATATTTTCACTACTAGAGGATGTTCCATGCTTTAAAGCAATTCCATCACCTGAGATTAAATTCATATCATCGTCACATTCAATGGTCAAATCATCATCTGAATCAAGTTTTATATCTGCTCCATCGGCAGTTGATATAGTAAACGCATCTGTAGAAGAAACATATTGAATGACTCCATCATTACTATCTCCAAATCTAATCGCTACATCATCGTTAAAATCTACACCTGTTGCACCACCTACGCCAGACGCTGAACCCCATGTAAGGGTTGTTGGGGTAGAGCTATCAGCCTGTAAAACTTGTCCTGCTGTAGGAGCAACGGCTGGTAATGTTAAAGTTACATCAGATGTTATCGCTGCTGGTGCTTGCAAAGCAATAAAATTAGATCCATTAGCAGTAGCCTCTTCAAATCTTAAATCAGATTGGTTATCTAATATGACATCACCTGTAAAAGTACCTCCTATTGCGGAAAATCCTGATGCCGTAGTTTCGAAAGTCTTGGTGTTATCGTGATATAGCTCTACTGCTGCATCAGCATTACAAACTATCATATTTTCATTACTAGACAAATCTCCATGCTTTAAAGCAAATCCATTACCTGAGATTAAAACCATATCATCATCACACTCAATCGTTAAATCATCATCTGAATCAATTTTTATATCTGCTCCATCAGCAGTTGTCATCCTAAACGAATCTGAAGAATTGTAGTATTGAATGATACCATCATTACTACCTCCAAACCTAAGACCTACATCATCAGGGAAAGAAACATTACCAGTAAAAGTTCCTCCTGATAATGGTGCTAATCCAAAATTTTCTGTACCTATACCACCAGTAATAGAAACATTAACAAAACCATCATTTGCTGCATTTCTAATTTTTAAGGTGTTATCTCCTGTGTCTGCATAAAATTGATAGGCATATGTTGTACTAGGATCTGATGCACCAGAATTATTAGAGTTTATTGCAGCAAGAGCATTATTTATGTCTGTTCTTACGGCATTTCCCGTTCCATTATCAATTACTCCATCATGTTGTGCCATTTAGCTTACCCCCGATAGCTTATATCCATAAAACCAGGTTTCAGCCGTAACTGTATCTTGGTTGTTGCCTTCATTATGTTCAACATACTGTGCGACAGTATTTCCTGCTGCTAAATCTAGTATAAGTTGGGCATGAACTGATGTAAATACATCAGCAGCAGAACAATAAGCTCTTGAAACCTTTCCATATGCCGTAAGCTGTGCATCATTTACATAGAAAGACATTTGGATCGCATCACCATCTTGCAAGTCATCAAGGCACACTTGACCACCTATCACATACTTTCCTGCACCATTTGTAGGAACAGTAAACTTATAAGTTGAGTTGTTATACGCTCCACCGCTATCAAATACCTCTGTATTATTACTGACAAGAGTAAAAGTTGTATTGGCAATAGCTTGAGAAGCACTAGGTCTTGCAGCAAAAGCTGGCTTGTTTCCTAATGTAGCCCATGCACTACCAAAATATCCTTCAAAACTATTGAAATCTGTGTTATATCTGAAATCTCCGTTAGCTGGAGAACCTGATCTTGCTGAAGTCGCACCAGATAACTTAGGTAATAATCCTAAATTTTCCTCTGATACATTTCCTAAAGTAACAAATCCATTATTAGCACCATTTCTGATTTTTAGTAGATTACTTGATGTGTCTATATGTGGTTGATATGCGGTTGTTATTGATGGGTCGCCTGATCCTGAATTAAGTGAATTTATTGCAGCAAAAGCAGAATTTATCTTCGTACGGAACACACTCCCTACATTGTTATCTACTATGTAGCCGTTTCCTCCTGTAGTATCAACTCTTGCCATCAGGTTCTATTAGATAATTTAAGTTTACAGTAAAAAAGAAGATATGCCTATGATGTATCACCTTTTCCAAAACCTGTAGCCTGATAGGAAAATAAGGTGCTTACTAATTGATCGGAAGCATTTGCAAAACGTACTGTAAATTCTGTTTCTGTTATAGCTACAGGTTGATAAAACAATGAAGTTGCACCAGATTGAAATACATTAACTGTAGGTGGTGTTTTAAATCTTTTAGCAAATGTACAAGTAACACCAAAAGCTCCGCTTCTTACTAAGCCAGCATCAGTTCCGCCTGATGTAACGCCTTCATTAGAACTCATAGTTTTCTTAGTTATACATTGTTGGCCTGATTTAGTTACAAGAGGTGCATCCGCATCATTGACAGTAAAACTTGTAGTTCCACTTACCGATGCAACTGTATATGTACCATCATCAGGTTTAGCTATAGTCAAAGTTACATTTCCAGATGTATCTAATGAAGTTGCTGAAGTAACAAAAAATCTATCTGTACTTAATCCACTAGCACTGACAGTATATGTACCATCTGTAGCAGAACCACTTGTAAAATCAAGTATAACTGGATCACCAGCAGAAAAACCATGTGCAGTAAAGTTACAAATAATAGTTGTTGTCCCACCAGTTGCAATATATGTACCAGTTAACGTATCTGTTGTAAAAGTTAAATTTACTGTATCTCCATTTAAAATATCAGTTCCGACTATCGTTCCACTTATTCCTGATGTAGTTGGTGTTACTGTTATTGTTCCAGCACTAGCACTTGAAACAAAATCTCCATTTACAGTATGAACACAAGTTCCCTCTCTTTGTGTTTCTGTTCTTTGTGCAAGAGATCCTGTAGCTCTTAAAGTTGTTACCTTGATATTTTCATCTGGTTTCGTTGAAGTAAATACAGCTTTAAATTTATATCCACGACCTTTAAAAGTAGCATTACTGAACTTTTCAAATGCAGTAAATGTAGGGCTACCAGAACTGGGATCATCATTGGTAGTGGCAACAAATAAATCTACTTTTGGCTCGTCTATTTTTGTTCCATCAATATCAGAAAATAAATCAATTTCATTTCTTGCATCTATCTCTGTATTCTTTAAAAATGTAGTGGCTGCAATTTCTTTTATAAAATGTGTAGGCATTTTATTATTTGCACCAAGGTCTCCAGTAGTTGTAAATTCATAAGTTCCAGTTGTTGAAATAGTGTCTCCGATCTGATCTAAATTAGGTGTTAATGTATCAAAATCAGTTTCATCATCAAATAATCCATCACCAGCTAATATCATTTCTAAACCAGTACCATCTGAAGTTATTGCAACTCCTGTTTTTGTACCAGCAAAACTAGCTCCATCTTCATTTATATTTGTAATTGTATCTTGATCGTCTGCTTCTGAATCATCAAGTGCAAATTGTACTGTCTGTTCACCATCAGAAAAAGTGTCTTTTGCATCTCTAGCTTTTACAACATAAGTTCCAGCTATTTTTGGAACGATAGCATCTGTAGACGTACCAGGGACAGCATCCACTATCGGACTTGAATTTTGGAAAGTAACTCCACTTGTAAGATTGCTATGTTTTATATAAATTCTGCCTCCGTTTATAACAGTCACATCATTTGATTTCTCCCAAGCTAAACGAACAAAGTTTTTATCAACGGGTTCAACAGTCAATCCAGCTAAATCATCTGGTGGTGTAGTTTTTCCTACGATTTCTTTTGTTGCCTTTGCTGATCCTGCTGATAATAAACCTGTAGTGTTCCTGGAGGAAACCGATACTTGATATTCACCTAGTTCTGCATCAAAGACAGTGAAAGCTGTTTCATTTACATATATTTGAAAATCAGTTTGATTTGGAGATGAAATTTGTACGAGATAATCTTTTGCACCTTCTGTCTGATTCCATTCAATAATAAGTCTATTTTTTATCTTACCTTCTTCGGCATAAAACTCTTCTGTTAATTCTAATCCTGTAGGTGCACTTGTTTGATTATTAATAATCGTTACTGGTTCTGGATCTGGAATACCATCATCGGGATTTTCTATAAAATCATATTTATTAACGTCATAGCTAATAGCTGTAATTGCGTAGACATCTTTATCTTCAGTAACAGTAAGAACTCTCCATGTTGTTGGAGATACTGTAGAGTCTGATATTAAGTATTCAGCATTTGGTTTTGGTTTTGTTGTAAAGTCACTACTGACAGTTATTACGTTTCCATCAACACTTGAAATAGATTTTGTTTCTAAAGTGGCCTCTTGAATACCAGTATCAGCGTTTGGAGTGGTAATCATAATACTTATGTCTCCAGAACTAGGCAAACTTGTATTTGCACTATCATCAACTATCACCTTATTCTTTACATCATCACCTTCAATCAGGTTGGTAACAGATAGTCTGCCACCTCTTCTCAATCCTGCTTTCATTGGATCAGTTATATTGATTCTCATTCCAGGTCTTACAATTACACCTCCAGCTAATCCTGTTGTAAATGAAACAGTTTCTACACTTCGATTGTTTTCATAAAGAATAAAATTTGCTGCTCTTCTTGCCTGACTCTTAGATGTACAACCAAAAGCTGCTACTTTTTTATGAACTTCTCCGAACTTATTAAATGTCTCTAAACCAGATCCAACATTTGCTGCATTATCTTTTACAGTTACATATGCCTTTTGTTTTGTCTCATTATCAAAGTAACTGACAGTAACTATATTGGCTCTTGTTTTTAAACTTGTGCCAGAATATGAAAATCCTTCTGCCGTTACATTGCTTAAGTTAAACAGATATTCAGGATCTAAATTTCCTCTATCTTGACTGAAACTTAATGATCCTGCACTCCAAAAACCAAATCCTCTAAAAACACTCGTAATATCAGCAATAACCTTAAAAGCATCTTCTCTATTTCTTATAGTTGCCGAAAGACTGAAACGTGGTTCCATTTCACCTTCTATACCATCTTTTCCTACAGGTACTAACGTAGAAGAATATTTACTGATTTCATAAAGAGAAAAAAGATCAACCTGACTTAGAGTTATGTGATCTCCTATTCCGTATCTTTTTGAAGTTATGACATCCAACAAAATCCAAGCTGGATCTGTTGTCCAAACACTTTTATGTGTTAACGATCCATCAAAACTGTACCCATCTGGATAGATAACTCTTCCATTATTAATATCAATACTAGGTTTTAAACCAGCATCATCTTCATCGGGGATTCGTACACGCATACCACGGATTCTGTACATTCTTGATGGAACGCTGCTGAAAGCTGCACCATCAAAACGCAAAGCTGCTACTGCTAAATCACTAAACTTTTGTTTCTTGTCAAACAATTTAGATATTTTACTGACACTAAATTTATTAGTAGTTTTTTGGGGATTTAACCTTTCAACTTTTACAGTAATTGGAAAAGCGGGTAATGCTGATGTATCGTTATCTCCAACTTCTAATGTAGAAAAATCAATTATATGATCTCTTTTAAAAGGTTTTTTTGTTTTACCAACTAAGTGAATATTTGCTGGATTAGGACTGCTGTTTTTGTTAACTTTTTCTTCTTCTGTTTTAAATACGTTATCTCCCTCTACATAATCATATTCAACACTATTAGCATCAATAATAGTTATTTTATATATCGTATTTGATTTACCTCCTTTAGGATTAACATGGGTGTTCCAGTTTAAAGTAACTTTTAATCTGTCAAAACCAGGACTGTCTGGATTATTTGCAAGTACTTCTTCTGTTAATGGACTTTTTTCTATTTGAAAACTTTGTGGAGTACTTACTCCAGCCTTAGTAAGTTCAACAAATGATCCGTAATTAGCAAAACTTAAATTTAATTCTGTGTCCTCTACTCCTGTAAATGGTACGTTGGCTATTTTTTCTACTCCAACTGTTCCACTATCACTAACTAAAGTCTTTGGTTCACCATCAGTATCTAAAAACCTTACCTTAAATTCATTTTTATGGTCAGTTTCTATAACTTTGTAAAATCCATCATTAGTATCTGCACTTACAGTTGCGGTACCAGAGGTTGCAATACTCGCTCCACCTACAATTAATTCAAAACTATTATCGTTGCCACTAATTAATTTAACTTTATATCTTCCATCTTTATCAGTTGGTGAGTTTAAAGTACCAGAGGTGAAATTTATATAAATTTCTTGGTCAGCAGTAAAACCATGTGCAGCAGGGCTTCCTCCTGATCCACTAAGAGTAGTTACTGTTACTATTGATTCTCCATCATCATTAACCAAAGCAGATGTATAAGTTGCAAATTTTTTAGTTAGGTTTACTGCACTTGGAGTTGCAGTTTTTGTTATGAAGTTTAATTTTATACTGTCGCCTTTAGCAATTTGTGGAACGCAAGTAGATGTCTGATTATTAGTGATAGTAACAACACCTTGAGTATCACCACTAGAAGCAGAACTAGATGACCAGTTTGCCTTAAATTTATTTACAATTTTGCCGTCATCATCAGTTTCAGCAGAACCAAATTGAAAATCTGCAACAATATCTGAAAAATTAAACGCCTCAAGTGTTGTATTACTTAATGCGTTTTTTTGTTTTTTTGCTTTTTTCCCAGTAATAGTCTGAAATTCTGCGTAGTTATCAATAATCTGTTGAATACTGGGAACTGTAGGAGTTTTTAAAATAGGAGTTTTTCCTAAAAATACATCAGCCAAACAAGCAATTTTGTAATTTAAAGTATGCCTTTCAATACCTAATTTTAATGGTGTGGGGAATCCTTCTATCTCGCCTTCGGAAATAACATCAATCAATTTAAGAAAAGATTGACTGACAAGTTTTTGTGCAATCCCTTTCTTAAACTCTACGGCATCACTTTCAAAACTTATAGTTCCGTCTAGCCCACCGATTAATTTATTAAGACCTGACATATTATGCGTTACCTTTTAGTTTTGCTTTACCTACTTTTTGTGTAGTATCTATACCAGCAGAAACCACAATAGATCCAGTAAATACTTCTCCATAACATATAGGAACACCAATACCAGAAGCACTAGAGTTAACAATGCCATTGAAGGTCATGCTTTTACCCGCATTAGCATTAGCACCACTACCTATATCTGTCTGAAAATCCTCTGGTGTTTGTGTAATCATTTGATCTATACCACCCAAAACCATTGCAGCACCGACTCCACTTATAGCACTACCAATTCCCGTCATCAAACCCGCAAGTCCCTTAGTAGCAGCACCACCAGCACCAAACAAACCAGTAGTACCAAACATTCCTGCACCAGGGAAAAGAAAAGATGCACCTATCAAAAGACCACCTGTTAATACTTTTCCAACACTTTTAGCTCCTGCTGCGACTGGTACGATTTTTATATCATCATTTCCTACAGGATAAAATAATTCAGTTTCATTAATATTTTTATCACCTACTTTTACAATATAATTTTTTTCAAGCATATAAGTTTGTAGTTCTGGAAAGTTGCATTTTAAAAACCTATAAGCATCTATAGCATTATTAATCTTGGCATGAAATACTCTATTTCCTACAACTTTTGCTAGATCACCATATATCGTAATTTTGTTACGCATACCTATACCTATCTAAAGTTAATTCTAACCAATTTTTACCATAAAACTCTCTACAACTCAATTTTCTTATCTCATGATGAAGCATAGTTTGATTTCCAATATATAAACCTATATGAGTTTGCTGGCTATCATTTTCCCCAAATAATATTACATCTCCTGCCTGTGAAGGTTGATCCTTCTTAAGTTTTTTAAATCCTGTCTGTTCTATTAAATCAGCAAAATTCATTTCTTTATAAAAATTTTTTACAGATTTAGGTCTTGCCCAGTCTTTTAAAATAATGTTTCTTTTTTCTCGATACCATGTATAAACAAGAGAAGCACAGTCCTGAGAACCCCATACCCATGTACGACCCAATAAAGGTGCTTTGTAACCGCTAGGTTCAAATTTATGCCACAAGTTGTCATAAAGTCCGACTATGTAAAACGGATAATTTAAATACTCACAGGAAGCTAGATCCGCTTGGCTTGGAAAACAGGTATCAAAAGGATGACTGTGCACAACAGCTAAAATTTCTCCCTGATCTTCATAACGAATCCAATCTTCTGGATCGATAATAAATTGATCTGTCTTTTCTTCAGCTAAATTTTTGCATGGACAATATTTTTCCTTACCCTCAAATACAATAAGTAAACCGCAGGATTCAAAAGGTGATTCACGTTTTGCGTGTTCTAACGCTTCTTCTTTCCAAGTCATCCTACATATTTACCAATAGAAGGGAATAATTCTATACCTGTAATTCTTTTTGGGATTTTTACGTTTGTTAAATCTAGAGCACTTGCAGCTTCCCATTGAATTACTTCTCTATTTTCTGTCATCTTTCTATCAATAAAATAAATTTCATCAGGAAATTTTGTTGAAGTAGATACAGCTCCAGAGGGATTTGCACCACTAGGAAAATTATCATCATCAATAAACTTTGCAAGAGTTCTTATCCTTGTAAATTTAGCACCCACTAAATCTTTGGCTATACCAGTAATACCTAGTAATGTTGCTGTTATAAAACCACTTGCATTACTAACAGTAATAGTAGGTCTTGGGAATTGACCTTTTGCAGTATATTCAAAACCTTTACATTCAATAGGAAATTTTACATATGGATCTCCACCACCAAAAGAAATATCACCATTGTTATTTAGTGAAGTTCCATTATGAAACTTTAATATATCAGTTGAGCCGTGTAGTGTTGAGTCTAAAGCAATTTCGTATAATTCAATAATTGCTGATGGATTAACAGCTTGAAGGTCGGTAAATGGAACTGTAGTCATTAAGGTTCAAATACTTGTCTGAAGGTAGCTTGAATAGTAGCTCTATTGTTATATGGTATAGATTTTGACCAAGTTTCGCACATAAATTGACTTGACTTTATAACACTTACATTTCCAGTGGGAGTGGGAGTTGCAGCAGCAGCAGCCGTAACGACAAAAATTGTAGAACTTGTTTTTGTCTTTACTGTAAAATTACCATCGGCTGCCGATCCAGAGGTGTAGGTAATGGTGACCTGATCTCCCACCTCAAGTCCGTGACCAGCAGGAATTGTTATCGTTACAGTTAAATCTGACTGTGAATAAGTTCCAGTTTTTGTAGTTCCTTCGCCAGGTGGTGTAAAAGTAAAACTTTCAGCAACTTTAGCTCTAGCATCTAAAAATGCTTCTATTGCATCTGCATCTGATTCAGACTTTTCAAAAGTAAAACTAAATACTTTGGGATTTTGGTTAAGGCCAAAGGTGGTGCGTTGCTCAAAGCCATCACCGAAAACTGTAGTACGGATATTTGGTGCGGAACTTTTAGTTAACCCGTAGCTGGGTGTCGTTCCACCAGATGAAGTTCCTACAGTTGTATCGTCAAAAGTAGCCATTATCTAAGCAGTCCTCCTGGTCTCTTTTGTCTAATTAATTCTGATTGTACAGCAGCCGAAATAACTTGACCAAGTTCTCTGCCTTCTCGTTCATCTCCTGAGACAGAAGAGCCAGAAGCATCTACATTTACAACTACGTTTGTGGATCCACCAAGAGCATGATTTGGTGTAATCATTCCTGATACACCTGGTGTAAACATTTCTGGCCCTTTTTCTCCAACTATATAACTACCACCACCTTTTACTGGACCACCTTCAGCCTTGCCTCCAAAAAATTTACCTATACCACCAGGTAAACCACCTAAAAACGAACTTACACCATATTGAAGAAGTGATCTCTGAATTTGACTAAATACACTACGGGCTACATCTCCAAGAGTCTTAGTACCATTTATTGCACCTTCTAAAGCATCTACAATTCCTGATTCAATAGTGTCACCAATACTCGCATATAATTCTTTTGTTCTTTGAAGTTGCTCTTGTTCTTCATCTAAAGCATATAATTTTTCTAGTTTTTTTCTTATTTCATCATCCTCTAAATCAAGAGTCCCTTTTTTGATTTCTTGTATTCTCATCTCTATTTCAAAATCTTTTTCTGAAAGCGTATTTTTTAAAGTTGCTTTTTTAATTTCTGCATCTAAATCTGCTAAACGATCTATACCAAGTTGAGCCTGTGGCGTTAATTTTGTACCAGGTTTATCTTGAGAAATAACATTCGGTGTTTGTTGAAATCTTTTTAACATTTCTTGCATTATTGATGTTGTAATTGCTCCTGAACTTTTACCTTGTGTGCCTCTTAGTTCTGCTAATTGTTGTTCAAAAAATTCTTTTTGTGATCCTCTTAAGCTACCTCTAAACTCTCGAAATTGCTGTGCAGTTGCATCGGCTTTCAAACTTTTGTTTAAAAATTGTAGTAAATCCGTTAAAGGACCAGCTATAAACGCATCAAATTTAGTCTTTAATATTCCCATAAGTCTATTAAATTCACTAGATACCTCGTTTAGTTTTCTTAGATTTTCTACTCCTTTACTGCCTATTATTTGCTGATATTCTTTAGAAAGTAAATTATTTAACTCCTGTACTTTTCCTTGTCTTTCTAACTGACGAGCTAGTTCTTCGGTTTCGTGCGATGTAAACAATGATCGCTCTCTTGCAAGTTCTAATCTTCCATTCAAAGTTCCCATCTTTTCGGCTGTTTCAATAGATGCCTGACCAATTTTTGTTAATTCAGCAACTAAAGCTGTAGCTGCAATAGAACCAGCAAAACCACCACCAGGACTTGCTGCTTCACCTAACGCACCACCAATAGCACCTGGTATGGCTTGTCCTAACCCACCTCCAAATAACAAAGGAAAACCACCACCAATAGCAGCACTTTTTATAATTGCCTGTCCTCTACTTTTTTGTAATTTTGCTTGCTTTTCTTTTTCCCTAGCTAATCTTTTTTCTTCCGCAACCCTTTCTTTTGCCAAACGTAAGTTTTCAGCATCTTCTAAATTTAATAATTGTGCTTCTTTTACTAAATTTTTTGCAGTTTGAAACTTTCCAGCTTTAGCTAACTGTTCCGCTTTATCTAATTTATTTCTTCTTTCTGCTGTTTGTAGTCCAAACCTATCTAACTCATTTAGTTTATTTCTTGTGCTTTCAATAGACTTTAATACTGTTAATTCTCTTCCTCTCTTAAATATTGGATCTTTCTTATTTCTCTCTTTAGCTTCTTTTTCAAACTTCTTTAACTTACCTTTTAATTGGTTAAGTTCTTGCTCAAACTGTTGAGCATCTAGCTTGATATTAACTTCATAAATAGCATCGGCCATCTAATTATGTCGTTTAAGTTGGGATTCTTTTCCTATTCTGTCATATTCTGCCTTTTCTCGCTCACTTTTTAACTGTAAATATGAACTCCAATATATTAATTCCTCATAAGTTACCTTATTTCTAAAATCTTGCAGAGTATAACCTAGCTTTTCACATAGGAAAAACTGCAAAAATAAATTATTGTCTTGGTCAAGATGTGCTTTTGGAGTTTACGGTATCTACCTCCTCCTCTACTCCTTGCATTTTTAACATCAAATCAGTAAGGACAGTTAAAGGTATTTCTCTTCTTAATGAAGCACGATCTCCTTCACTAAATAACTTATTGCCATTTTCATCTTCGGCTTTGTTCATTATGACTTGCAAAGCATATTCTAGACTTTCAGTGTCATTAGCTTTGTTCATTCCAGCAAGTGTTTTATATATTGATTCTCTATCTGCAATAGTTAAAGGCTTCCAATATATTTCTAAGATTATTACATCTTCTTTTTTAATAATGTAACGACTACGGTTGTCGATGCAAAATGCTTCTTTTAGCTTATCAATAGCTCGTTTGTCAGCCATAAGTTAATTTTTTGTACTACTCTAATATACCTTAAGATTGCTTATCTGGCTTAAAACCAGCAGAGAAAAAACCTTTAGTTATATCAGTCTTAAGAAACCCATTATGTTCTGTGTACACTTTATACCAGTTTGGGTTGCGGTCTCTAGAACTTAATTGATGTCTTTTTCCATGCTGCTCATAAGTTACTGGATTCCCTTGTGTATCAGGCATTGTGGCATTAGGTCTATTTACAGCAAAACCAGCATATTTAGCCTCGTTTCCTATATATATGTGACTATTTAAACCTATTGGTGGAACTTCAGGTAAACCTGGCACTCTACCCATTTTCCCTGGGTACTCAACTGTATCCATAAACCATGTCATAGGTGCTTCTCCTGCTCCACCTGTTGTTCTTTGTGCTCTACTACTTGGGGGAGAACATTGGACTTCATTATTATTTTCTCTGTCATTAAATTGGCTTGGTAATTGCTGATCTTTACGTTCTCTTTTTTTATCTTGTGTTGGTTTTACAGGACTTGTAGATATTTTCCAACTTTTAGCAAAATGTCCTGACCACCACGGGCCATCACTTTGAAGTCCGTAAACTATTCTTGCTGCTGCGTTTGATCTAGCAGTTTCAGCTATTTGTCTTAAGTCATCTGGTAACTGTGTAATTGGTCTACGTTTTTTACCCATTGGCACTAAAGTTGCAACTTACAACGCTAAGAAAGTGGCTGTCACCCTCTGTAGTTACTGCTGTAGGTCCTACGATTTGTGTAACTCTCGGAGTACAGGAGAATGTATCGGTATAATCAGAAGCATTAACAGAAGTAAGACCTGTAATTACTGACTCTGATATTGCAGATGCCACAGCAGAACCTTTATGTGGGGGAGTCATTACACCGCAACGTACTGAACCTTGATAATACGTTTGGGATGATCCCTGTGGTTGAGCAGTAGCTTGATTAAAATTTATATTTACCATTACATACTTTTTATTTTTTCCTGGAGTTGTAAAAGGCATATTATCAAATACAACTGTAACTGTATTATCAGCATTAGTTACTGCTGTTTTTATAGCTGTTTCTATAGCTGCTCTTGCATTTACTAATGTCATTAGAAAACAATCCTTAAACGAAATAAATACTCTTGACCACCTTTTAATGTTCTTATATCCATAATTTTAGCAAACCTAGTCGAACCAGAAAAAGTAAGTGATATTTCATCTTGCAAAACAGGCTGGCTATCACCTATTTGGTCTGGAGTAATGTATAGCCTAGCAGTATTTTCTTGAAAACCGCTTTCCTCATCTGAATCTACAAATTCTATCGGAGCCTTTATTGTGTATGTAACGTCAGTAGTAGTTACAGCACCAGTAGATGCGTTATAAGAAGGAGATGTTTTTCTTATATAAGTGATCTCTGTGTCTAATGAGTCTCCTAGTTGAGACACTACCTGTTTGGCTACATTTTTTAGTATCGAATCTAATTGTCCTGCCATTATCCTCTAACCACCCTTAGTTGAAAACTTCCTGCTCCACCTAGCATATACGCTCCAAGATAACTTTGTAACCAAGGGTACACATCAAGAATGTTATTTACTGAACCCGTTCCCTGGCTTGCAGTGTTGTATTTTACTTGGATGTCCCCCAACTTAACTTCTTCAAAATTACCATCTTTACCTGTAGTACCAGTAATAGCATCAGTATCATTTGCTAATGCTCTTGCCAGTTCATATTGTGCATATTTAATATTGTTTGGTATTGCAGTACAAGCTAGTTCTACTCCATCTACCTGATAATTATTTCTGGGAAACTTTAGTGCCTGACTATCATCACATCTATCTCCATAAAAAACTAAAGTATCAATCCATCTTGTAGCTGATATTAATGCTCTTTTCTTCTGGTCATCTGTTTTGTTTG